TTTATTATTAATATTATCAATTTCTGTCTGTTGTGTTGCTGTTGTTGTTTCTATTGTATCAACTCTGCGTGTTAATCCTGAAACACTATTATTTAAATCATTAATTTGACCTGTAATTGTATTTATTTCTTCTTGTATATAATTAACTTCATTTCGTGTAGGAACTGGCAATCCATCCAAAATAATCAAATTATTATCTGTATCAAAATATAATTTATCACTTGTTATTGCTCCATTAACTGAATTATCAGTAAATAAAATTTGTTGATTTGTTGTTGTTTGTCCTGCTCCGTTATTCCATATATTAGGGTTTGGCGTTATATTATCAATCTCTGTCTGTAATGTTGCCAGTTCATTTAAAACATTTGTGCCGTTTAAAATAGCATTTTTACAATATAAATTTAATGTTGTATTATTTGGTTTTAATATCGTGCTTAAATCTGCCATTATATATAATTTACATATATATATAAATTATAGAATAAATAAAATTATTATTATTATTATGCGATTTTTACTATTGATAATTGTGCGTATCTTAAAGTTCCAGTAGTAGTAACAGCAGTTGACCTAAATGAAATTACAACGGGTAATGCGTCAGATACTTTAATAGCATAACTTTTTACGGTTGCTTTGTATGTATAATTTGCTATGCCTGTACCATACCCTACGTCATAAGCATTGGTTGTTCCATTTATTAATAATTCCACATTTAATGTTTGGAGTGGTGTAGCATTTAAATCCATAGCAGCTGCCATATCAATTAAATAAATCCCTTTTTTTGATAATGTAAATTGTGTTGAAGAACCATCAACAATAATATTATTTACTAATTGTTGCGAAGAACTAGAAAAACTAAGAATAACTGGTGATCCGGGTGCTACATTAACACCGGTTAATGTTTGAGAATAAACAACATACGCATTGCTTGATTGTGTTATAGACTTACAATAAAGGTCTAATGAAGTATTAGAAGGTGTCACAATTGTTGAAAAATCTGCCATTATATATTATAGTATTATATAATTATTTTTAAAAATTATATTTTTACAACTGTTAAATTTGTCTGTGTAATAGCAACTGCGAAATCAGGAGATGGAGCACCAGAAACTGGATTAACTGTTGCTACTAATCTTATAAAATCACCAGTTATTATTGTAAAAATAGCATTAACAGACAAATTGACGGGATATTGAACGAATGGAATAATAATTCCACTATTTCCTTGTACTACTTGTGCTGCTTTATTTGATATATTTTTAACATTGCTTGAACTGTCATAATGTATTAATTTAATTTCTAATAATGGAGGTGGATTTGTTGTTGGAACACTGCCATCAACACTATTAACGGCATTAATTGATGCTATAAAAGAATATGTGCCTTCATTTATAAAATCAACTGAAAAACCATTTGAAATATTAATATCATTAGAAACAACATCAATAATTAAAATTGGACTTGGATCAGTTGTTGAAATAACAGTAGTAGGCGATCCAGTAGCATATAAATATGCGTTTAATGGTATTATATCATTTGTTTTTATAGAATTACAATATAAATTTAATGATGTATTATTAGGATTTAATATAGTACTAAAATCCGCCATTATATAAATATACAAGATTATATATTTATACGTAATTATAAAATAATATTATTTACATTAATAATTTATGGTGCATTTTTGACCGATGTGCTACCGCTCCTCCAGAAATTGCTCCTCCAGATGGAGCTCCTCCAGAATGATGTGTCATTCTTCGTAAATGAGGCATTACGCGTCTGCTATCCATAAGAGAATGCCCGTGTTCTAATAAACCAGCACCTCCACTAATATTTTTTTCACGCATAACATCGTAATGAACATTAGGGTTTGCTTTGTGAGACATAGACACATCAATCTCTGAAATTGGACTGTTATTTATTAATGCGTTATTTTGCCCGTATAGCTGTAAGACATCGCTATAACATAAAACAATATAAAAAGACCAGTTATTAATACTTGGATTTACTTGTTGAAATGTGGCATTAACTTGTAAATTTGTTTTATAATTCATACCGGGTGCGATTGCTTTTCCTTGAAGACATATATCTTTATTAAATACTAATTTTGTCACTGATCCAGCTGTTCTTGCGTATGTTCCATTTGCTGAACTACATTCTACAAGAACGTTTTGAGCGGAGTATTGTATAAAACTATCAACCAACCCATTTTCACTTGAAATTTTATAAAGTGCCGATATATCAGCATTCGATGCGAGAACTTGACCGTCCATAGTGACATTAATACTATATAAACCAGCAAAACAATCAGGAACTTGTGCACCAGCAAGTGTTCCTTCACCAGATAAAAGCACAGCATTAGTAGGACGTGCAAAAACATACATAGAATGAGGAAAACGAGAAGTCTGAATTACTGGGGATGAAACTGGTTGTAAAGGACTTGAAAATGTAAAATCAGTATTATAACGCTCAACAGTATTAAGAGGATAAGTTAAAACGGGTGGTATTTGTGCTGATTGATCGCTTAATTGAACGAAACGAAAAACCGGTTGACCTATTACAACAGCACCGTTTGTAATTGTTAATACATCTCCGTTGCGATTTTTACAAAATGAAAACATACGGGAGAAAAGATTTGACACAAAATTAATATCAATATTAAGATTATCTAAATGAGATAAAGCAAAACCACCACCGTGTCTTTGAATTTGGTCGTTAAGGGGAGCAATAGGAAGATAGCAACGAAAAACAGTATCAAAAGTTGCAGAAGTTGGAGTATTAACAATATTTGTGAGTGGTTGAGAACCTCGGTGCATAATAGCATTTAAACCAGAACTATAAAGTTGAAGTGGTGATCGATTAGACCCAAAACCAACGCTATAATCTTGATGTTGGTCTAGCATAGATAAATCAATATCACTATTATATTTATTACAATCACTTAAATTATATCTTTCAAAAGCAGATATAACGTCTGATGCGTTATAGGTATAAGAAGCATTCCCAAATTGGAGATTAATAGTATTACAACTTTTAGCAAGTGCGTGGGATCGTGGAGCTTGAGCACCAGTTTGTAAAATATTAATACCAGTACTAGTACTTCCAACGATTGAAACGCTAACGGGTTGTTCCCATAGGATCATCTTTTCAATTAACATTTGAGAATTGCTTACTTCAAGTTTTGTAGTAATTGAACTATTTGAGTATGAATTAGGATAATTTACGTTAAATGATTTTAATGATGAACCAGTGCGAACCAAATATTCAGTTTGAGGAAAATCAACTTCACTATCAATAACACGAGTGACTGGAATTGGATATGCTAATGTGGACATTATATATTATATACTTATAAAATAATAATTATTTTTATATATAAATATTAAAAATTCATTAATTTCATATTTTTATCGTAAAAACATAATTTTATAGTTAATGCTACGCCCTTATCAAGTTCTAAAATATGACGAACTCCAAAATTATCTAACCAATAACAAGATAATTGAAAGTTTTTAATTTGGTCTGCTGTTATTGCTACTAGTCTTTGTTGTGCTATACTCGATGTTTGGTATTGTACCCAATTTGGTGAAACAGCATATAGATCCTTGTCCACTTCAAAGTCCGTTAAAATAGGGAGTGATGGTTTGTTTACAAGTGTATTATTTGTCGTTCCTTGATTATCAACTGGGATACTGTCATATTCTGTTTTAGTTGAAATACCATAACCAACAGAAATAATAATTTTATTTAAAGCATTCCATAAATTTATACTTGAATGGGATGATGTCATTTTATATTGAGTTATTCCACTTGATACAGTGTTATTATTATATTTATTAAAACAACTAATAGTATAATAATATGTTGAATAATTAACGTATGGTTCAAAATAATTAACTGTTGTAAATTGATAAAGATTAGAAGCAATATTATTCATATTACATACAATATAAGGATAAACACCAGTATTTTGGTCGAAATAATTAATTGATCCATCATTTGCTGTAAAATTAATTGAAAAAATACGCGTTGAGCTATCAAATGATATATATGGAAAATATGCTGGATTATAAGCATATGGAAGACCAGCCTGAGAACAAAATGTAGTAAATAAAGATTTTAACGCATTATTAAACATTAAAACGACTTGTTCTATATCGTAAATCCAGTAATATGAATTTTTTAAATCTTGAGATATTATAGGAGGTTTAATAGTAGATGCTAATAATGGGTATTGAGACAGAAAAGGAACTGATAAAGATTGCGTGAATGTTTCATTAAAAACACCAAAAGCAGTACATAATTTAAACTGTATAGAGTATTGTGTTTTATTGATATCTGCTTGACCCAATCTAATTGGAACAATCAAATAAGGAATTGTTGAAGTAGGGATGGTAAAACGCCCAACAGACATATATAATTGTGTCCCGTTTTCGACTATTGTTTGATTATTTAATTCTTCAATAATTGCTGGTGAAACTGCTCTGGGACTGTCATAACCATTAACAATACTAAGATTATAATATAAAGGATTTTTATTCATTATATTATATATTACGAAAATAAATTTAAAATAATGTCATCATTTTTTTTTGTATTTTTTGTAAAAAGTTTTTGAAATTGCTTTAATGTTAAATCATCTCTTAAAAATCTATAAATTACCCATTTACCACAAGTGTTGGTCATATCATTTTGGAGTTTCTTTTCATTATATTCAACTATTCCTTTATATTTTAATAATAATTTTGTTAAATATCTGTAATTTTCGCCATTTTCATTTCTAAATTTAATATCTATTTTATTTAAAAAATCATCTACAAAATTGCCGAAACTATCAAAAACTTCAATATTATTACGATTATTAACGTGTACGCCTATCCAATGGCCGTGTCTTTTATCATTGTTTTTTTTCCATACATATAAAATTATAACTCTATTAAATGGATATAAAAGACTTTCAATATTTTTATAATCTTTTATTTGGTCGTATGTTAATATTTTAACTTTATTATTTAATAAATATTTTATTTCACTCCCATTTAATGGCACATCCATATATATATAATTTATATATTTATTATTTTTTCATCCATACTGGTAAGTTTGGTTTATCTTTATACAATTTATGACCTGCTTTTCCTAAACTTAATAAATCGTCTTTATTTCTTGATATAAAATCAATAATACCACCACCGTCTAATTTTGATTGTTCATATTCATTAATTACGTCTTCTTCTGTTTCAGACCCCCACATTACTCTATTAATCATTTCATTTATTTGAGTTTCATTTAACTCACCTTTTCTTCTATAACTCATAATTAATCTTCTAAAATTTGGTGTAAATGTGTCTCTTTCTCTTAATTGCATATTATTCTCGTATAATAATTTTTTTTCTTTTAAACTTTTTTTTGGTTTTTTTGGTTTTTTTGGTTTTTTTAAAATTGATTTACCATAATTAGCTAAATAATTTAATGGGTTTTGTATCATTTGATTTAAATTAAATTTTGTATGTCCATATCCACTCATTAATTGTTCATCGTATCCTCTTTCTAATGCGTCTAAATATTGTTGTTCGTGTTGTTTGCTTTTGTATTGATTACTTAAAGCAGTAGCACCAATTGCAGAACCAATAGCAACAGCAGAACCCAAAGTACCAAGAATTTTATTTTTATGTTTTTTAAACCAATCAGCAACACCTGCACCAGAATACATTGAAACGTGTTCAGCGTCTTCTGGGTTCATTCCTTTTGATATTAAATAATGCTCCATTACTTCGTGACCGTCGTGTCTTAACATTTATATATTATATAGTTATAATTTTAATTATTGTCAAGAATAATAATTTCTTTTTCTGTCATCACAACTGGAGGTGATGTTGTAAAAATAGTACAATAGCGACTATCCTTTAAATTTAATATTTTTTTAATATTTTCTTGTGATAAACCTAAATATATTTTTAATGTGTCTTTTATTTGATGAGAAATTGAACCATAAAAGAAAGTATAAGAACTTGCCCCATTTAAACCATTTTTTGTTTCTCCGTGATTTCTTCCCAAATGACTTGTTTGAATAACTGTAATATTTCGTTTTCTGCTTAATTGTATTAATGAATTCATTAAATGAAATAATAATTTCTTTTGCTTACCGTCGTCACATACGTCAATATCATCAAAAATACAACAACAATCGTCTGGCAAGTCATCGTGTTTCATTCCTCCTTCTTCTGTGAATTCATCAATGTCAATTTGTTTAGTTATTAATTTATTCAATAAAGCATCATATTTACACAATGAAAAAAGATATATTTTATTTTTAGGAAATGACAAAATATATTGTTTTAAATACTCAGCAAGATAATATGTCTTACCCGAACCCCTTCGCCCACAACAGAATAATACGTCACTATTTTGGTCTTCATTATTTGGCATTTGTTGGAAATATTCATTCTTTTCTTTTAAAGATATATAATTATCGTTTGATTTATCCATTAATAATTTTTTTGATTTTCTTTTATCTAATAAATAAATTATTGTGTCATTAAATTGTCCTCCTTTAATTTTTGCTAGTCTTCTTCCTGATTTTAGAGATAAAGTAATGTCAGTCATTATATAATATATTATAATAAAATAATTATTATAATATGTAATTTAAATATGATTGATTAAAATAATAGGTTTTTAATGTTTTCTTAGACTTCTTAAATATGCCATTTTTGCTTTTGCTTCATCACTTCCTTTTTTTGGTCTATATGGAGTAAATCTTACACTTTTACCTTTACCTTTCATTTTAGCGAGTATTGCTTGTTGTTCTGTATTATATGATGATTTTGGTTTTTGATAAACATAAGTATATGCGTTTCCCTTATGTTGATTTTCTGGATTTTTTGGATTTTTTCTATATTTGTCTAATTCATTTAATAAAATATTTGTTGCTGGTTTTAATACACTTCCAACAACTGGTACATATCCTAATAAATCTGGCATTACATTAGATAATTCATCAAAAATATTTCCACCTTCAATACAAGCAGGACATTTACATAATGGTTGTTCATAAGGATAAGGGAGAATATGTGCATCCGGTAATCCATATTCATTATTTGGATTTGGTAGCATTTTATTTCCACCTTTATTTAAACAATCACTACAACCACAATTACCACCATAATAATTCATCATATTATATCCATCATTGTTATATGAACGATTAATGCACGCCATTTATATATTTATATATTATAATAATTTTATATAATTATCAATTTTATTTTTAATGTCTTCAAGAAACAATTTAATATTATTGTCATTATTTTCATTATTTGTTTTTAATATTAATTCTGTTCGTGCTTTCTTTTGATGTGTTTTACTGTGTTTTCTATGAGTATAATAATAATTAATTTTATATTCTTTATCGCAAATATCACATTTAATAGTTTTCATTATTATATTATATGTTATTATTAAATTAATTGTCTAAATTATCCATTATATCAATGTTATTTTTTATATATTCTCTAACACAACCAAATTGCATTAAACTATCATTAAAATTATGTAAAATATCAAGATCACCACGTAATATTTCGTTTTCTTTCTTTAAATTTTCATTTTCTTGTATAATTTCATCAATTTTATTATTACAATCCTCTAATTCTTTTTTAACATTTTTATGGTCGGCAATCATTTTTTCGTATAAATCAAGTAATAATTTAAGAGAACCAATGCGAGTATCAACAGACATATTTATATATAATTATTATATAAATAAATATATTTTATATATAATATATATATATAAATGGCATACGAATTAGGTGAGTATTATGGTGGTGCGGCTCATACACCATTTGGAAGGTGTAAATCAGAAGCTTTTGCTCTATTAGAACCTGAATTACGAAGAGGAAAAGGTGCTTATGCGAGATTTAAACCAAATTGTGCTGGACTATCACGTCGTAGAGTAGCAAGATCAGGCGCAAAACAGTCATTGATGCGACTAAAACAAGAAGCGAAATCACTTGGAGTTAGATTGACACGTATAAACGCACAAGGAAAACGAGTGGCAAAATCTAAACGCGTACTAATTGCTGAAATTAGTAGAGCATATAACAGTTAAATTATAGTTATTCTTTAAATATTAATATATAAACTTATTATATATTAAAGGATGAATATAAATCATTTAAAATGTAGTCCTAATATTGAAAAATTCGCTTATACATTGCGTGAATTTCCAACAGAATATCCAGAAGAGATTATAAAAGCATTATCGCTTATATCATTTGATATTAATAATATTCAAGTTATGGGTTCATTTCGTCAAAAGTCGTTGTGGTTTAGTGGCGATATTGATGGTTTTGAACTTATACCATTAGACAAACAAGAAGAAGCATTAAAACGAATAGTTTTTAAAATTACCTCATCAAGCTTATATGGGACTAAAATGATTTTAGCAGATATAAAAGTAGGAACTAATAAATATAGAGATTTATTAAAATATATTGGTATGTTAGTAAATGGAAAAATACAAAATTATAATTTAAATATGTTGAAGGAAGTTGTGAAATGTGATGATGTCCCAAAAATTCAAAATGCTCCGGAAAATCCAACAAGAGAAGAATGGTTAAATTTATATAAATATGTTTCGTCATTTGTTGCTTGTAGATGGACTGCAACTGAAATATTACGAGGTGTAAATGCGGATGGGTATTTATTAAAAGACTCTATATATAACACATTAGTTACCAAGGTTGATATGTTTTATAATTATTATGGCAAATACGTAGAAATTACAAATATAATATTCCCAGAAATGAAAGAAATGAATTTTTTTATAAATCAAATGAGAATTGGTTTATCAACAAATTTAATAAATAATAATATTTTAAAAGCATTAAAAAATATGTATAGTATAGCACGATTAATAAAAGATTGTAAAACACTAGAACAAATAGCACCAATATTAATTTCTCCAACAAATTTATTAAATTCTTGTAAAACCGACGTTAAAATGATTGAAGATTTAATAGACTTTAATTTTAATATACGCTATAATAAACCAGCATTTGATACACATATAAACACAATTATTTTAAAATTAGGTGGGTATTATTTAGGTGATTTGGATTTATCTTTATTTAATAAAATAAAAAATATTGAAAATATAAATAATAAAGATGAAATAATAAAAGAAGTAGAAGAAATAAGTGAAATAATCACGTCAATTGTAAATAAACATACTATTGATTATATTAAAAAAAATAATATATCATTTAAAAATTATATATTATAATAATATGGGTAATTGTTGCGGAAATAGTAATAAACCACCATATTTTAGTGATTGTTTAAAAAATATAAATATTAAAAGTAGTTGTTTTAGTTCGTGTTGTGTTAAAGACAGTAAAATTGATAATAATATAAATAATAATAAACATCACAAACACCATCATCACCACCATCACAATAAAAACGATGAAAAAAATAAATCTTTATAATATATATATGGTTGTTAATGAGTTAATAAATACATTATATTATAAAAACAAAGAATATAATATATTAGAATTATCAATTAAAACTGCACAATATGTAAAACCGTATGTTTGTTCGTTATATTGTTATTATAAATATTATAAATTAATAAGAAAAATAATTTAATAATTTGTATATATATTTAACATTTCTTTATTTTTGCTTAATTCATATGTTTTATTATAACATCCCTTATAATAATCTTTAAATAAATATTTTATTATTTCACTATTATTTATAATAAGCATTACTTTACATTTCGCAATAATCATAAATTGTAAAATATCAATATATACTGATGTATTATCTTTTATATTATTTTCACTATCTCTATAATTATTACCAAAATAACTTTTATTTGCTGATTGAAAATAAGGCGGGTCAATAAATATAAATGCTTTATCATCATTTTTTAACATATCAAATAATATTTTATAATCGTCAAACCATTTAATTTTATCATACAAATTTTTTAAATCATAATAATCAAATGACATTGTGGGGATTTTAATAATGCCACGAGCGTATAAATCATCAAACGTATGAAATTTTAAAGTTTTTGATAATTCTTTTATTATATCTCTTTTAATATATATTGTTTTACTGGTTTTATTAAGGTTTGTATTATTATCCTTATAAAATTTTATTATATTTTCTTTTTCTGTTTTAAATCCTTCTAAATCACTAAAAATTAATTTTATTCTATTTTTATATATTTCGTCATTATCAGCACAATATATATTTTTAATATCATAATAAATATTTCTAATCACCGCAAAAGACCCAGCAAAAGGCTCTGCAACTGTATTAATATCTTCTTTATTAGGGAGATATTTAATAAAATGTTTGATGTCTTTTTGTTTGTTTCCAAGTCTAACAACAATAAAATTTTTCATTCTTATATATATATAAATTATATTTTTATTTTTGAAAAGCGGTAGAACTATTGCCAATAAATAATCTGTTTTTATATGTTGTTTTTATTGTTCTTTCAGTCTCGATAATTTTTACTCCATTATATGACCTATAAAACATATTTTTTTTAACCTTAATATTATTTTCATCAGTTAAATTTTTATATTGATTAAATGTAATTTGAGATGCGTCCACCCCTTTACATTTATTTATTATTTTATTATCTATGTTTTTATAAGTATATGATTTTTTACCTATAAAATAAGCTTCTTTTATTACATCTTCTATTTTCCATTTACCAAGTAAATTATTATCTAAAAATTTATTGCTTGGTTTAACACTTGAAAATATAGAGTCTGTATCACAATAATAAATATTATTATGTCCTACATCTCTCATTATCTCGCTTAAATTGCTTCGTGCGTTTGCTGTAATATATGATATAAAACGCACTAATTTTCCAATTGTTAAATCTTCATTTTTTATGTCATTATATTTTATTAATGTATTATCACCTATAAATTTTATATCAATTAATTCAGTATTTTTATTTATGTAATCACCCCAATTTTCAGTATTATTTAATAATTTTGTTTGTGTATGACTTTTTTGCCCGAATTTACCCGAAAAACTGTTTAATATAGTTTTATAAAAAACATATAATGAATTATTAACATTTTTATTTTTTTGTCTTTCATTATATAAATATTCAACAAATTCTTTAAATAAAATTTTAGTTTCATAAATATTAACTTCTTTAATTATTATTTCAAAATCATTTTTTATTGCTTCTTTTAATTCAACTCCCCAAAAATAATCCCAATCTGTTTCTAATGTTGCCCTTATTTCTTTATTTTTATTTCTTGTTAATAAATTGGGTATTACATTTTTATTATTACCTATATATTTGCTTTTTGATAAATATAAATTAGTATCTTTTATATTTTCATATTTTATTTTTGTTTCTGGTAATAAATTAGTTGATATATATTTATATGGCATTTCACCAATCATTGATGCAGGATAAGATGAATTACGGTCAAAATAATATAAAATATCATTATTATTATTAAATGATTTTTTAAATACATCAACGCGTCCAGCTTTGTATGATTGTTTTTCTTTAATATATATTTTTTCTGGTGATTGGTATAAATCCTCATTTTGAAATGAGTGATTATATAATTTCATACTTAAACTACTACAAGTTTGACAGGTTGAAACATTATAATTTTTATTATTAATAGTTCCAATCGATAATTTTAAATGTTCTAACGCAATTAAATATGTTAATTTACAATCTAATAAACAATATTTAATTGTATATTCTTTTAAATTAAAATTATAACCATTTAAATTTATATATTCATTATATTCATCTTTATTATTCCAAAAATCAACATCAGGTACAAAACCAATATAATTTAAATTATTTTTATTAACAAATTTATAAGGATACACACCTTTTGTTTCTTCTAAATTAAAATTCTTTGATACTACTTTTAAAGAACCACTATAATATAATGATAAATCAAATATTTTAATATTATCAAACTCAATATATTTAATACTATTGTCTGAAAATGTAAAATCAACATAATTAATATTATTTTTGATTTCATTAAAAATATAAATATTATCAAATTTAGAGTTATTAAAACCATAAATATATATGTATTTTATTTTTTCTGTTGTGTGTGTTTTTGTATGGTTTAATTTTGTTGAAATACTTATTAAATAATTAACAAAATCAATAACACAATTAAAACCATAAAAACAATTATTAATAATTTCATTTGTTTCATTATTTAAACCATATAAACAAATTAAAAATGGTTGTTGTATTCCTTGGTCGTTTGTGTATGTTTCTATATCATAACTTAAAATATATTTAATATTTGATAAATCATTTTTTTTAATTTCATTCTTTATTTTTCTTAAACCATAAACAGAATTATTATTATTATTATCTTCATTATCAATAATAATATTAAAATTATGGTTTCTTTTTCTTGGTGCTATATGTTGGTCTTTTTCACAATATAACAAAGCATACTCTTTTATAACTTCATCTTCATTTACAAAAGTAAAATTATTATTAAATACCTTTAAAGATTGCTTTATTTTACTATTATAAAAAGTAATAAAAGTAGGTTTTTTATATTTTTCTGTCAATAAATTTAATGATTTAATTAAATTACCTTCTTTTATATTTTCTTGTATTTCTTTACTTTCTTTTTGTAATAAATTATTTAATTCATCAGCAATTAATATTTTATTTTTTTCTGTTTTATATTTTGCGTCAATAATACCAATATTATATAAATAACTTTCATAAATACAAAGTTTATTATTATTTGTTGAGTATTCTGTTAATGTATGATATACAGAATTATTTTTTGAACTAAATGCTTTTAATTTATAAATGTCTGGTTCTTTTAATCTTTCACTACCATCATTATAAGTAATATAAACTGTAAAACCAATAATAAACGGAGAAGATGTATCACTTGTAATATTTCGATAATAATTAAAGTCAACATCACGTTTTGTTCCTTTTTCATCAATATAATAAAAATAAAATTTATTATTTTCTTTATTATTTGTTTCATTTGTATCTCCAATTTTCATATTTATAGGTGAATGAAAAATAATATATTTTGATGGCGTTTCTTCATCTTCTGGTTCTAATTCTTGTAAAACTAAAAATTGAATATTAAAACTTGTCATTTCGTCGTGTTTTATTTTAATTTCTGGTGGTATTTCTGTTGGTTTTACACCTAAATCTTCCAATAATTTATTTCTTTCTTGTATTCTTTTTATTTCTTTTAATCTTTCATCAATTTCTTTTTGGTTTGTTATTCTACTTTTAAATATATCTTCTGTTTTTTTAAATAGTCTATAAACGATATTATGAATATCTTTATTAAATTTTTCATTATATTTATTTTCAATAATTTCTTCTGCTGTATTTGCTGATATTTCGTTTTTATTATCAACAATAACACCAAAATGACTGTCTTTATTTTCATTTGAATGTAATTTATTTTTTGGTTCTACTAATAAATGTTGTATTATACTTTCTTTATTTTTATTTATATTTATTGTTCTTTTTCTTTCTACTAATTTTATAAAATCTATTTCAAATTTTATTTTTTCGCCATATTCATAAAAATCTGTTATATTTTTAATTGTGTTTTGTGGTTTATATTGTTTATTTTGATAAATAATATTAAGATATTCATCATATTTTTTAAATTTTTTATATATACCATTTTTAATTCTTTCTGATGATGAGTTATATCTTTTCATATCTTTTTGAATATTTGTGATTATTGATTTACTTATATATTTATTTTTAACTAAATCAAATAATATTTTTGTTCGTTCATTTGATGGTTTTTTTAGGATGTTTGAAACTTTGTAAAAGTTAGTAATAAAATATTTGTGTTGTTGTTGAGTAGTCATTTATATATTATATATTTAGAAAAAAATTTTATATTTAAACGAAATATAAAATTTTATAGTTAAAAAATATTTTTCTTATATATATTTAAATTTTTATTCTGTGTCATCGGTTAATGTATCACTTAAATTTATATTATTGTCTATTAATTCAGTGATTTTTTTAGTTCTTTTACTTACAATTATTATTTTTTCTTTTTTTGGTCGTCCTCGTGCTTTTTTTTCTTTTGGTTCTTTTTCAATTTTTGGTCTGCCTATTTTATTGGGGTGTTTTTCTTTTAATTTGTCTATATAGTATTTTTTTAACCATATTTTTTTACAATCATAACAAATTTTACGGTCTTTCATTCTTTCTCCATTATTACATTTAATACATTTATTATTTTCTGGTTTTTTACAAGAGCAATTTTTACATTTTAAACATTCATTAATAATATTATCAGTCATTATATTATATATTTAGAAAAAAATTTTATATTAAAAATTTTTTTCTTATATTAAAAATTAAATTATTTTATTTCTATTAAATCACTAATAGGGATATACCATATTTTTTGCATTGGTTGTTTGTATTTTTCTATTCTTATATTTCGTTTATAATCGTCACACATCTTATAATTTTTAAATTTATTTTCATCATATTTTATATACATTAATTTATCAATAAAATTAAAAATAAATATAATATTATCATTTGCTTTATTACGTGTGATTATGGTTTCATTATATTTGTTATGGTTATTATTTCTTGACTTTATTTCATATTTATATTTATCACCAAAAGCATCAAAAGATGAGTATATATAATTACATAATTTTATGTTATCATTAAAATATTCATTTAAACGATTTAATATTTTTTTTTCTTGATTTTTACCAAAGGTTATATCGTCTTTTTGCTTAGGGATATTTTTTTAAGCGAATCTTTCCGATCTTTCTTAAATAACAGTGATGTTTCCTTATTTTACATATGTATTATTACTTTACAATAGTTTTAACTAGCTTTAAGTCCTTTTTTACTCAGTCTTATTATCAATAAGTTAGCTATCATTAATTTTGCTAAAAGACTTTTCTTGATTTGAGCTAACTTTCAAGCTTGGAAAATTCAAAATATGGTTATATAAAATATTGGATGACAAATATTAGAAATCAGATTTCAAAGTCGCTTATCTCATTT